TTTCAACCGCCCGTTTTTTGTTCCTCATCGTAATGTTGCTGTTCGTGATTTCACTGACGAGATTAATCGTGCTAATGCCGATAATCCGTTAAACAAGCATCCCGATGATTTTGATTTATATCTGTTAGGCCAGTTTGATGATTCAACTGGTGCCTTTATTCGTGAAGGTTCTCCAACAGTTCTCGTCCGTGGTAAGGACGTTGTCACAAGTTCACTTTGACCCTTGCACCCCTTCGGGGGTGCTTTTTTATTAAGGATTTTTATGTTTAAGAATAAATCTGCATCTTCACATAGCTTTGCTATGGTTCCTAAAGCGGATATTCCGCGTTCTAAGTTTTCTATGGAGAAAACGCTTAAAACCACTTTCGATAGTGGTTATCTAGTTCCTATATTTTGTGAGGAGGTACTACCAGGTGATACGTTCAATGTTAATGTTACTATGTTCGGTAGGCTCGCGACTCCAATATTCCCAGTTATGGATAATCTCCATCTGGACTCATTCTTTTTCTTTGTTCCTAATCGTTTGGTCTGGAACAATTGGGTTAAATTTATGGGGGAGCAGGATAATCCTGCCGATAGTATTTCCTACTCTATCCCTCAACAAGTTTCACCAACCGGAGGTTATGCAGTTGGTTCACTGCAAGACTATTTTGGCCTGCCAACTGCGGGGCAAGTTGGCAACAGTAGTACGGTTTCACACTCTGCGTTGCCTATCAGGGCTTACAATTTAATATATAACCAATGGTTCCGTGATGAGAATTTACAAAATTCTTCTGTAGTCGATAAGGGCGACGGCCCTGACACTTCTCCTTCTACTAATTACACTCTTCTTCGTCGTGGTAAACGACACGACTATTTCACATCTGCCTTGCCTTGGCCTCAGAAAGGCGGTACTGCTGTAACTTTGCCTTTAGGCACTTCTGCACCTGTTTTTGGTAATGGTAAGGCTCTTGGTCTTACCGATGGTGCTAATAACTTTGGTTTTGGTATAGGTGGCGGTGCCACTTATCCTTATTCTGGTTTATATGGTTCTAGTCTTGGTGTTGGTCCTTCTGGTTCTTCTCCTTCTAATCAAGCACTAGGTGTTGTTACTTCTGGTGTTTCTGGTTTGTATGCTGATTTAAGTCAAGCTACAGCTGCTACTATTAATCAGCTTCGTCAATCTTTTCAGATTCAAAAGTTGCTTGAGCGCGACGCGCGTGGTGGTACTCGTTACACCGAAATTATCCGTGCGCATTTTGGCGTAGCATCGCCAGACGCACGTTTACAACGCCCTGAATATTTGGGCGGCGGTTCTACTCCTATTAATATTTCTCCTATACCGCAAAATAGCGGTACTGGTGCATCAGGTACAACAACGCCCCAAGGTAATTTGGCTGCGTTTGGTACTTATATGGCTAAAGGCCATGGTTTTTCTCAATCGTTTGTTGAGCATGGTCATGTTATTGGTCTCGTATCTGTACGAGCTGATCTTACTTATCAACAAGGTATTAGACGATTTTGGTCTCGTTCTACTCGTTATGATTTTTACTTTCCTGCTTTTGCTACTCTCGGTGAGCAAGCTGTTTTAAATAAGGAGATTTTCTGTGATGGTTCTTCTAATGACTCCAACGTATTTGGTTATCAAGAGCGATGGGCTGAGTATCGTTACAACCCGTCGCAAATCACTGGTTTGTTTAAGTCTACTTCTGCGGGCACTATCGACCCTTGGCATTATGCGCAAAAGTTTACTAGTCTCCCGACTTTGAATAGTACATTTATTCAAGATACCCCACCTCTAGCCCGTAATTTGGCTGTAGGTGCTTCTGCTAATGGACAACAATTGTTATTGGATGCGTTTTTTCATATTAACGCTGCACGTCCATTGCCTATGTATTCTGTTCCTGGTTTAATTGATCATTTCTAATATGTCTTCTGGTAGCGATATTTTTAGTTCTGTATTAGGTTATATTGGTCAACAAGAGACCAATGATATGCAGCAGCAGATCGCCCAACAGGCGAATGCTGCTAGTGCTGAACAAGCACAGATTAACAGAGATTTTCAGGAACGATTATCTAATTCCGCTTATCAACGACAGGTTGCGGATCTTTCTAGTGCGGGGCTTAACCCTATGCTTGCATATATTAAGGGTGGGGGTGCATCAACCCCCGCGGGTTCTACTGGGCAAGTAACATCTGCTCAATACACTTCACCTATTCAAGGTGCAATGCAAGGAAGGTTAACTTCCGCTCAAGCTGCAAAGACTGAGGCTGAAAAGCCAAATGTCGAAGCTCATACTAATGTTCTTAAATCTCAATTTGATTTGAATAATGCTCAGTATGAATTAGTTTTACAAACTACTGAAAAGATTTATAAAGAAGCTCGTAATTTAGATACTGAACAAGAACGTTTAAAGTCTGTAATTATCAATTTAGCTGAATCATCTGCTTTAATGGCTCAACAGGGCGAAACTCAAGTTTCCCAACGTAATGTTAATGCTGCGACTATTGCTAATTTGCAAGCTCATAGCAAACTTTATAATGCTCTTACTAAATCATCTAATTTTGATGCAATTCTTAAAAAGCTCGATATTGATGCTGCTGAAGGTGTTGGCAATTTTGGTCGTGAATATAGACAAGTTAAGCCTTTGATTGATTTAATTCGTTCTACTGCCAGATAATGGCTCGTTTTTTTTTAAAGGAATTACCTATGAAAACCGTTTTTTGTCGTTCTGCTTATAACTACGATATGGATCTCGCCAGCGACCAGGCTGGCCTTAAATGTTTAGATCCGTCTTTGACGCAACAACAATTCAAAGAAGAATCTGATATTAATACTATTGTTGATCGTTTTATGAAATCAGGGGTTTTACCTACCCCTGTTAATATGCCTCAGTATGTTGATTTTGAAGGCATTTTTGATTTTCAATCTGCTATGAATGCTGTTAGAGCTGCTGATGAGAATTTTATGCGTATGGACGCTAAAGTTCGTGCTCGTTTTAATAATAGCCCCCAAGAGTTCCTAGAGTTTTTCGCGAATCCCGAAAATACTCAAGAGGCGATCCGCTTGGGATTGGCTATTCCTCAAGCCGTTGCAGAAACGCAAGTTTCTGCTGCGGAACCGACGTCAAAGTCGGAATAATGCTATGCTAGGGTACAGTTCGCTACTTGATGTAACTGTACCCATTGACACCAACTTCTAAGGAGAATGAAATGAAACCTTTACATAGATCCCCTGTACATAAACACAGTTCAGCGAAGCAATTTCGTCATAATGTCGGTCGTACTCAAATGGCTAACATTGTCAACGCTCCTATGCGTGGCGGTATACGTTTTTAAGGTATTGTGTGTACTTCTCTTTGGTCTCATCCTACCCATGGTCCTCTTAAGTGTGGCCAATGCATAGAATGCAGGCTAGCGTATTCAAGGGAGTGGGCTATTCGAATAACCCACGAACAGATGATGCACGAGAAGTCTTGTATGCTAAACCTTACATATGATGACGATCATTTACCTAAGCATGGCCAGCTGGTTAAAGCTGATTTGCAAAAGTTTTTTAAACGTCTTCGTAAGGCGGGCTATAAGTTCCGTTATGTAGCCTCAGGAGAATACGGTGAACAGACCAGACGTCCCCACTTTCATATTGCATTGTTTGGAGTGGACTTTGATTTTGATCGTGTGCTTTTTGGTCGTGCTACTGGTGGTGACAGGACTTACATATCTAAGTCAGTTACTCGGTATTGGCATCAGGGAAACCACCTAATTGGAACACTTAATTTCGAAAGCGCAGCATATATTGCAAGATATATACTCAAGAAAATTAAGGCTTCAGAAAAGGTCTTACCTTTGCCGTTACACGTAAATAAAGAGGATGGGGAAATAACATTTCCTAATCCAGAGTTCTTAATAATGTCGAAGGGCATTAGTAAGGGGTGGTTCAATGACTACTTTATGTCGGATGTTTTTCCGACTGGAAGTGTCATAACCGCACAAGGGTCTAGGGCGCCAGTCCCTAGGTACTATAAAACTTTATTAAAGGAGTTGGGTCATGATTTGAGTTTAGATATGCAGTTTCGCTCATCAGCGCGAGCTGATTTGGAAGTTGAGCAGAAACGATACGAAAATCTTCCTGTTCGAAAGATCGCAAGACAATTTGTCAGCGAATCTAGAGTCAATTTATCAAAACGTACAATTTAAAGGTCATATATGTTGCAATTTATAGTTTCTGTTAAAGATAGGGCTGCTGAGGTTTTCAACCGCCCGTTTTTTGTTCCTCATCGTAATGTTGCTGTTCGTGATTTCACTGACGAGATTAATCGTGCTAATGCCGATAATCCGTTAAACAAGCATCCCGATGATTTTGATTTATAT